TAGGCCGCCGCCACCAGGCCGCGCCGCGCGTAGGCCGCCGCCACCAGACCGCCGCCACCAGGCCGCCGCGCGTAGGCCGCCGCCACCAGGCCGCGCCGCCACCAGGCCGCCGCGCGTAGGCCGCCGCCACCAGACCGCGCCGCGCGTAGGCCGCCGCCACCAGGCCGCGCCGCGCGTAGGCCGCCGCCACCAGGCCGCGCCGCGCGAGCATAAAAAAACCACCCCTAGGGGTGGCGGTCGCGCGGCGGCGGATCGGTCAATCCGGCGCGGTGATCTTGTAGCCGTGAGACTCGAGCAAGGCGACCGCGTCCGCAATCGGATCGGTCGGCGCGGTCTCAAATTCATCAAGCAACGCGCGCGACCGTGAGATGTGTTCTCGCGTGATCCGCGCGAGTCTTTCGTCTGACTCGCGCATCGCGTCGACCGTGGCCCGTAGCTGATCGGATAGAACGCCCATAATTAATTCCTTATGTAAACTCGCGCGCGGTTGCGTGCGAAATATCAGTATAAAAACCAGACGCGCGGACTGCGAAAAACTTTACAAAAATTAATATTTTAAATTTTTTATGATCGGTTGCGTGAATTGATACGGAATCGGATCGGCGAACGTTGCGCGATCCGATCGAAAATTAAATCTATGAACTGATACGTTAAGCGACTGCGCACATAAGACCAATCAATTCCGATCGGCGCATCTTGTGCGATCCGCGAACCGATCGGCGCAAGATCTGAACCGGTACGGAATCGAAAGATGCGGCAACCGCCGCGAGAGGATGTGCGACCGGCGCGACCAGCGCGACCGGCGCGACCGGCGCGGGAGCTTTCAACATCCACGAAAGCGAGAGACAGAACCGCGCGAACGCGAGGCCGTCGACGTAGACGAAAATACAGAGCGCGATCAGTGGAGCAAGGAAGCGCGCGCAAGACTCAAGGAAGCGCGCAAGATCAGAGCTAGTGGGGATAAACATCTTTTTAAGATTGACAGAGCAAACGACCGCGCAATGGCGGACAAATAAGAGTATAGAGGATTACGCGCAGAATTCAACCGATCCGGTCGCAAGCTGGACGCGGGGCTGATTCGGCAGAATGAAACGAGACGCGGCGGCAAGGTCCGCGCCGCGCGACCGCTTCGCGCGCAAGATCACCGCGCATCCCATAGGGTCGCGGAATCTTGCGTCCGACGTATCACCGTCGACCGCTTGCAAGTCGACTGATTCGCCGCCGCTACTGATCACAACGCGGGACGAGATCGGCTGACCTTTGGGGATCGCAACCGGAATAGCTACGCGGAACCCTTCGCGCGCGGCGGCGATAGCGTCCGGGCATGCTGTGACGGAATCAGCGGCGAAAGACGCGGTGACATCCCAGCCAGCCGCGCGCCATGCTCGCAGGCCGTCAGGGCCACCTAGCGGCGCTTTCAGGTACTCATAAAAATCTACGTCAGGATTTAAGCCCGTCACCCAGTGCTGACGCCCTGCCAGTGCTTCGCGAATGTTGAGGCTTTCGCCTATCTCAACATCGACGCCATAGCGCGCGCGGATCGCGACCGCGTCAGCTGTTGAGACGCTGAACCGTAGGCGATGCCATGGCGTCTCATCAGTGCCGTTCAGACGCAACGCGAGAGGCAGGGCAAGAGACCGCGCGCGCGCCAATTCGCGGCAAGACGCGAGCAAAACCGCGCGAGCATACAAGACAGGGTCGGCAAGACGCGCGAGCGTTCGCCGCGCGCGGCATGAAGCAACGTCGACGCTTAGACCGCCGTGACCAGAGAAAGCGAGGCATCCAGCGCGACAGCCTGCCGTCGAAAACTTGCAGCCATTATGAGACGCAACAGCGGCGCGCATCCCGTGGCGATCAGCTAACGCTGCAACGCTCGCAAGATATCCGCGCGGCTTGGTAGTGGCGACCGCGCCGGAGTCGCACGCGGTCGCCAGACCGCGCGCCGGAGTCGCGTAGTGCATGGCGAACACACGGCGCGCATCCTTGCGCGCTTTCGCGCTATCGGTCGTGAGAATTGAATCGATCGAAAGATTGAACTTTGAGAGATGCGCGACCGCGTCAGCCATGGGAGAGACGCGGCGGTTGAGTGTTAATGACATTGTTTTAGGTTGAAATAGAAGGGTTAAGAAAGGCGCGCGGTTTGCGGATGTGGAGGGCCCGCTGGCCAGCTGAAATCGAGATCATGATCCTTTGAAATCTGCAACGCAAGATGCAGGCAAGCGATGCGGCGCGCGCCAGCATGCGCGCGCGCGTTGTCGCTCCACAGCGTCTTGAGCAGATCGTCCAACCGTGAAAGCTCGGCAGACACGGCGGCGAGACGCTCAGACGGTGTCATCTTGAATTCTCCAACTCAGTTTGAATAAGCGCGCCGATCTCAAGACCGACTAGGAAGATTTCGCATTCGCGCGCGGTCAGGCATTCGCGCAACGCTTGCCAGCCGCGACCAAATCGGCGAAATACTGAGTATCCAGAATCGGACCTTTGAAGCAGGAAGTCTTCCGGCTCGAGAATAAGAGCGCGCGCGGCGCGCGCCAATCGATCGTCAAGAGTTGCCCGTGTTATGCGTTGCATGCTCAAGCCTCCTCAGCGGCGGCGGCGGCGCATACAAGAGACGCGCCGGTCATAGCGACCGCGCCCATAACAGCGGCGGCGGCAAGCGCGCCGCGTTGCGTGCTCGCGTGCTTTGTAGCTTCGCCAGCGAGCGGGAACAATGAAATAAAGGAGACCGCGAACGTTGACGCGAAGAAAATAACGCGAAGCGCGGCGGCGCGACGGCGGCGGCGTGTGATTTGAAGTGATGGCATGAAATTGATTTTGTATTTTATTTTCGACCGGCGAACCGATCGAAACGAACAGTACAGACAACGCGGCGCGCAAGCTTGAGCGCAGTGGTCACTGTCAAAATTGGCACAGTTGACGAAAGCCCGAACGATTAAGCGAACGTCTGGAAGCACCTAGAAAACGGCGGCGCGGTCGCCCATATATAGAAAGGCGCGAAGCGCGGCGCGCTTGAGGGCGACCACTCGCGGGCGGCGCGCTTGAGGGCGACCGCTTGACGGCGGCGCGCTTGAGGGCGACCGCTTGACGGCGGCGCGCTTGAGGGCGACCACTCGCGGGCGGCGCGCTTGAGGGCGACCGCTCGCGGGCGGCGCGCTGAGAATGAGAATCATTCTCACATCCGAGTTAGTGTAAACAATTGCGCGAAAAATTGCGATTAATTTTAAATAGAATTGCTGTGCATTTTTTTTTAAATTGTTTATACTTAACAGAAAATGTACGATTAATTGTTTACATCTACTTTTTTGAGTTTGTGTTATTTAGTGACGCAATCCAAATCGTTAAATGTTACAAATAGTACACTTGTACTATAGTACATTAGTGCTAGTAGTACATCAGTACTAGTAGTACACCTGTACTACCGTGTGTGTCAAAAAAGGGCAAAAACCGTATGTGCGTATATGTGCCTTAAACCGACCCCTTGCAAGTCCCCCGCCTAAAACCGACACCTCGCAAGTCCTCGCCTAAACCGTATGCGCGCAAGTCCCCCGCCTATTTAGCGGTTGCGATTGCTTGGGCCAAGGCGCGGCCAAATTCTTTGTCGAAGCTCTTGTTCACAGAACTAACACCAATATCAACGAAAGGATATTTGCCGGAGTACTGAGGCGTCTTGCCAATCCAGAACAATGCTGACTCTTGATCCTCAATGGCTCTTTTACTTTGCAGGTAAATGCCTGGATACAGCTTCCTAGTCCTGAAAATACCTGCCTCGCTGGTTTTGATTGCAGATATGACAGGAGCCCTCTTTTTCTTTGCGTTTTTCCTGTAAGTGAAGGAAGAAGAATCTCTGTATGCACTAAGGCCGTAAAGGATCTGGCTGTACTGCCCCGGAGTTACGTTCCCGTACTGGTTCAGCCTCAATTTATCGGACTGGGTCGGTCGAGCAAACTCGTTCGGGGCGAGTATTCCTTTGGCTCTCAATCCTTTCTGGAACCTAGTGGCATAGGCGGGGCCGCCTGAAATTTGAGGCAATAAATAATCCGCTGCAGCATTACCTTTGCCAGCAAAATCTTTTAGTCCAACTTCAGCGTAAAGGTTGCTTTTACTGCTGCTTTTTATGTAAATACTATTCAGCGTATATGGAACAGGATTGTTGAATTTTTTACGCATTTCGTCTTGCAGATCACTTTTTGCTTGCTTCGCGAGGTTGTTAATCGCCAAAGACGCAGCAAAAGGCACTTGGACAGCCTTAAGGCCGTCCAAGCGTTTGATCATTGGATTTACGTCAAAAACTACCGTGTTGGCCATTCCTCAAGACTAGCAATCGTGAATCGGTCCAGGCGCACCCATTGCCTCGGCTTCCAGGTCTTGAATCTCAGCAAAAGTTTCAGCCGCTTTTTTCCTGATAGCAGCTCGCAGCTCATTGGCCTTCTTTTCAATGAGGTGCATCGAACTACAGAAGCCGACAAGGCAAATCGAATCCTCGCATACGCGAACGTTCAACCCAAGCCCATCCTCAGTGTTAGCAATTTCAACCGTCATACTTCTCTCCATACTTCTGGAATAGGCCCGTGTAGCACCCTCTAAACTCATGGTCAGGGTCGTCGCGCTTGTCTAGCTCATACAAAACATCGAGGTAAACGGTCCTCATGTACTGCTCATGTGCTGCAGCAGCAGCTTCTGATTTGAATCCTGTCATGGCTTGAATCTAGCGAGTCCTCAGGCAATATCCCTTGGCCCGATACCAGCCAACAGGGCAGGTATCAAGAGCCGGGTTTGGCAGCGTATCTCGAACCTCAACAGCTCCAGGCGAAACCACACAGTATCCACCGTTTTGCCAGTATCCAAGCGGACATGTCTCACCGACTCGCTGGATAGGTGGTCCCGTGACCAGTGCTAGCAGGAAAAATAAGGGCATGTTCATGTAAAGCAATAGAGACAAAAAGAGTGACAATTAGAAAAGGAATAATACGACCAAAGCAAGCCATAAGCAAAAGCCAGATACAAGAAAGTTAATAGTGAGTGTCATTCGAGCAGGCCAACGACTACTTCCCGGAGCTGTTCTAGATTTCCGCTGTTATTGATCACAGCGTCAGGCACGATGTCATGCAAAGCGCCCTCGCTGGCATGACTACCTTCGTAAACGACACCGGGCCGGTCCACAAGCCATAGCTCACCGCCCAGCCTGCGGATCATTTCCGCTTCGTTCGGGAAGCGCACATCATCAAAAACCACGCTAAAGCCAGAACTGATCAAGCCTTTAGCCTGAGACTCCGCAAGCATTTCCCATAAATCCGGGTGTACGCAAGACCGTCCCCATTCCGTACCCAAGGTCTGCATCATTTGACGTGGAGAAACTCCAATCTCAGGAATCTTGTCTTCCTTGTGATCTCTTACTGCTGAAAACCCATCATGACCAAGCCCAAAGATAATGCTTGTTACGAATCTTTTTAACGGAGCCGCAAACGAAACAATTTCGCCGTCAAGCATCTCTGCCACAGTGCTCTTCCCGGAGCCGGGAGCATGGCTATACAGTCCGATTAATCGTGTCATTGATTTTTTTAGTTAATTGATTGTTTAATTTGTGAACCCAAGTGCCAAACGTGTAACCAGACACGTAAGCGATCACACTCATGCAACTGATGGTGCCAGCAATCTCACGAATCACAGGCCAATCTTTGTCGCTTGTAACCCATTGACCGAAGTCTTTCAATCTCTTTTTCGGCCTCAAGCGGCTCAACATATCGGCCTGGGGTGAGTGCAACTCGCCCTTGTCCTGAGATTTCAAACCAGCTTCCTCCGGGGTTCTCGATGAAAATTGCGAAGGCATTGGATTTTTTGAGGTGAACTGTTTGCATGTTTTTTAGTTTGGTTTCTCCCCATCGGGAGCATGAAATAAGCGTTCCAGCATTAAAGAGTCTGGATCCGTGTAGTTTTCGTCATCAGGAGTGTTGGCATCGATGAAGGCCATTGCAGCAGGATCTTCAATTGAGCCAGCCATGATCACCTGATCAAGCTCTACGTCTTTGAACGCAAGCAGCGAGATGTTGCTGGATCTAACGAGGATCCCGATGGCTAATCGCTCCCAAAATCTGGTGTACCAGTGCATTAGAAGCCTCATCAGTTCATGGCAAAAGCGTAACTGTCGAGGCTGCTGGAACTGGCCAGCCGAACGACGATGCCGTCAGTTGGAAGCTCTGACCTACTAAAGCATCCAGCCTTCCAACGGCGATAACACCAATCGATTTCCGTAAAGCTCGAACAGCAAACAGCAGTTGCAACGTCAAAGCCAAGGAAGACAAGGCGATCTAGAGCAAGGAATCGATCTCCATCGGCACCGACAAGCGTGTCAGCGATGAAATGATCGTCGCCAGAGAGGGTGCCTTCAACGTGGATCGTCAGAGGCTGCTGTAAGCGCTTTGGAAGAGCTGCACGCCCTACTTGAAGAAGATTATCTCCTGAGAGACCCCTACAAGCCTCTAGGCGGCCGTAGAAGTAATAGGCGGAGCATCTAGTGCCTGTGAAGGCTTCGGAAACGCACAGAGCCTCCTGGAGGCTACTAGCGATCAAACGGCTCTCAGCGGAATACCTGTCCAAAAACTCTGGACTTGGCGAGGGAAGCCGAATCTCCGCTGGTGGACTTGAAGGCATCGTTAAACGCAATCTTGTTTGCAGTGCAAGAGTAGCTGCTAAACGCACCATGTCAACATTTGGCGCTGATATTCCTAGCGGCCTCCTTAGCCAACCAGTTAGCTCCAGCCTTTGTGGTGCAGTACAAGCGGCTCAAAGTATCGACCACGACCAGCAACTCTTCACGGCTCATCCCCTGTGACTGCCTCCTGAGCCGCTCCATAAAAAACTCGCTCTGCTGGCATGGCTCGATCATGGAATGCGGCTCCAAATGCGCCTAAGGCTTCGACAAGGCTAGCTGGAGGGCTCTTTTTAGGCACCGTATCGCTGAGATCCCTTGCGCCGCAGTGAACGTATACAAACGTATCGGGGGGTGATACGGGCAAATCCCCTGGTATGACTGGGATGTATCAATAATAATAAATGTATCAATAAATATATATTATATATATTACTCTCTCTTACTTACACACACATACTTACTCGTGGGCACAAAAAAGCGATACATCGATACAACCCTTGCGCCGCAGTGGATGTCGGCGTATCGGTCGTGTATCGGTGTATCGCTAAAGTGATACAGGTTGGTATGACTGGGGTTTAAGCTAATCCGTGTCGATAATTGCCGTCAGTGGAATCACTGTAGCCCTAGATGACTTACTTCCGCAGAATCTCACCATTCCTGTGGAGCCTGAAGCCCCGAAAACCCGCTTCAGTGCTTGCTTATGAGCACCTCCAGACCATGCTGTCTCATCCAAAAGCCGTTCTAAATTTGTATTTGAGTTCGCAATCATCATCGAGCCGGACATAAGTCTGATTCCATATCTGCCAAGAACTTTTTCCGCAGTTTCGTCAGAACCTTCAATTGTTCCCATTTTGGGACCGCAAAGACTCTCGACAAGATTCATAATCGTGAACCTTCTGCCGCCCTCCACGGTGATCATTGACTCAAGGATCCGCGCAAGGCATTGATCCTCATCAGCGTCACGTTCATCGCGCCGCTGTGATGTCCAGTCGATGCCAGCGCAAAACTCAGCAGCCTCTACATCAGACAGCTCACGATCACTGCCTGGGAGCAGGCTGAATGCACCTGCCAAGAGGGTGCCATGCTGATCACCAAAACGCTGGCCGTGCTCCACAGCTAGAGCAGCTGCAAACTTCCGCGCATTGGCCCTAATAGTCGGCACCCGTGCCAGTGTTCGTGCCACCAGGCTGCGACCTGTTTCGGGAGTACAGAGCTTGGCGATTTGTGCCTCAAGCGGAAGCCAGTCCCCTTCACCCTTCTGCAACGTCAGTACACAGAATCGATCACGATCAGCGCCTTGCACTAGGGAAGCATTGATTGATGAAACGCAGAACATGGAGCGAATTTCGTATTGATTAGCGGCACCACCACCAGCCGACCCTTTAATGATTTTGCCGCCTTCCGATGATGCGATCCGTGCCATTGCCAGAACGTTGTCGCGATTTTGTTTTTCGCGGGAGTCGTTCTGCTCAAATTCATCAAACAGGACTGGAATCGCATCGGATCTTAGAGCAGCGCGAAGGCCGGGTTCAGTGGTGCCACCTGTGGCTGATTGATATATCCCGCCTAGCAAAGGCTTAAGGAAACGACTGAGGATTGTTGTCTTACCCGTGCCCTTGCCCCCGGTGACCCAGATATGTGAGCGCCACTCAAGTGCGCCACAGATAGGAGCAAGAGCAACCCAGCCAGCAAGCAGGAATGCATAGGAAGGTGATTCCCAAGAGAAAGACTTTGCAAGTCTAAAAAGCTGAACCGAAACATCGTCTTCTAGCGGGACTTCACTAGGCCCATCAAGGGGTTTGGCGTGTTCATAAAAGTAATAGCTCGATATTCCGTCTGACACTTTTTGCTCGCGATTATCAACTATCATTCTCATGCCAAGGTGAAAGATAACGCGATTAGCATCTACCCAAGCACCACGGCCTCTAATACGATCAGGATCAAATACACCTTTCTTGTGTGATTCTTGCATTAGCCATTCAGTAGCAAGATCCCAGTCAAGCTTGTCGTTGACTGTGAAGTTACGTTGCCAGAACTCTAAGGAGCTTGTTAGTGAAATTAGGTGCAATTTAGTATGTGACGATATTGACAGTTCAATGGCCTGTGAACTTGCTCTAGGCATGTAGTAATGCTTGCCGTGTTCATAACCAAGAAACTGAAAAGGTATTACTGCATGATGTTCTTCTGGTGCTTCGTTTGGCTCTTCGGTATCAACATTTTGAGGTAATTCCCAGCCGTTTGCTATTGCAGTGTTGATTAGTTTACTGATCGATGCCCTGATTGGTGCATCACCGATTGAGAGGATCTTTTTGGCTGGCTCCCATGTGCCGGGTGATTGCCAATCAGCTTCCAGAACGATGTCTTGGGCGACTGATTGACCGAAGTGGTGGGTTAGGGCTGCGAGGCAGGCGAAGCAGGTGGGGTATGTGCCTTGGCCTGCTTCAGTGCGGAGCGGGATGTAGTTGCGGAGTATTTCAACAGCCAGTGATCGCTGCTCTGCGGGTGGGAGTTTAGAAAACCAGTGATGAGACGGTTCTGCTGGGCGGGTGCCACGTTGAAAGATCGTTGGAGCAGCAGCACCGATCTCGTCTGGAGTGAATGTTTCCGTGCGAGTGGTACTGATTGTTGTACGTTCTCCGGTGCTGGGGTGGATGCCACCAGGCAGGCGCATGACACGGGATGCGTTGGAGATCGCCTTGTCTGGTTTGGAATCAGGCGCAACGATCTCGATTGCAGTTGCGATCCGGCGCTGTAGGTCAGAGAAATCTTGGATGTCAGGCTCTTGGCCTGGAGTGAAAAGCCAGTAATGGTGGAGGGATTTGCCACCAGTCCAGACCGAGACCGTTGGCTCTGGGAGTCCCGCCATTGCAGGCAGTGCTGCTTGAGCTTCGCGGTCGAGATTGCCGTCGCACTCTGCAAAGCAGGCGATTGCGTGTTCGATGTGGGCGTTGGAAGCACCCCAGGCTTTGATCTCACCAGCGCGGTTGATGTGCTCCGGCTTGGTCCCCCATACGGCAGGCTGTTCTGAGGGTGGATTGACGACAAAACCTAGGCTGCTGCCTGAGTTGCGAGCGAGGATGCGTTCGATTTTGTTTCGCGGTATGTCCTCAGCATCAGCCTTGACATGAATGCAAGGCCGCGACGGATCCGAGGGATAAACAGCGAAAACTATGGGGCCGGTGCTGCGACCGATGGCTTCAAGGAAGTCTTCGGTGATTGACCAGTCGATAAGGGATTTCATGAATCGCCACAGTGGCGTTGCTATTAGAGCAGGTTTAGAGAGTAGCGCAACTATGCGCTGTTATTTGCTACAGCGCGTACAGGCAGATCGAAACAGGGTTGCGCTTTGGGGTCGAAGAACGTATGCTTGTCTTTGTACCAACTTTAACCGCAATGCCCAACACCCCTAAAGAAAACAAGATTATTAGGCTTGTTGGCGAGCAAGCAGAAGCCTTTGGTGAACAAATGGATACAGACCGCGATTGGTTTGAATCCAGCCTTGATACTTTTTATTTTCGCCCTGAAATCGAAGGCGAGTTCGACGAATATCTTATTACTGGTGAAGATGTGCCTTTCGTTCAAGCTATGCTTGAAACGCAGCAAGGCGATAAAGCCGCGCCATTGGGTTGGGTTTGTGTTGTCGATATTGGACGTTACATGGAATCGAGCGTAGAGCCAACAGGGTTTAGATGTCGGATCAGAACTTCCCCGCCAATCAATGGCGAAATTCGCAAATTAATGCTTCAAGGTGTTTGCCAATATCTTGACAAACAACCTTTCCTTAAAGCCTTAGCGATGATGACGGTGACACAAAAGCAGGGCGCAAACTTGGATCAAATCATATCAAACAAATCCAAAGGCAAGGGTTTCGGTTGAGAAATGGCTTTCTTAGAAACCCACCCATGTCGCAAATGCGGTTTTCTTTGTCCAGTAACCCTTAGGCCAGGCACGCCGCATTACGGGGAGATTAGGTGTCCCCTGCATGGACACGATTGGGTGCCAAAGCCAAAAGAAAAGAAAATCCCAAAAAAAAGAGCGAATCTTAGTCTGCGTAAGCATATCCCTAAGTCTTTTAACTCTTTTTGTGAGATTTGTTTAAGAGGAAAATCTCTCCTCCAGAGTCTTTCTCCACCTTTACATTTCCAGGTTCATCATGTTATTGAACACCAGAATGGTGGCGAAGATATAACAGAAAATCTGCGTTTAGTTTGCAGCGAATGTCATGAACTTATTCATGCTCGTCGCCGTTCTTTTCACCGTTATCAAATCCATGAATCTCCGCCCCCGTCAAGTCCAAGCGATAAATGACATCAGGGTCGCGTACCGAGCTGGGTATCGGGCACCAATTCTGTGTGCTGCCACTGGTTTTGGCAAAACCCACACTTCTGCAGCGATTATCCAGTCTGCGCTTGATAAGGGCAAGACTGTTTGGTTCCTTGCTCATCTGAGGGAGATTTTGGATGACACGGCTAAACGGCTGAGATCGGTGAATATCCCTTTTGGTGAGATTGCTGCTGGCAAGCCAATGGAGTATCACCGCCGGGTTCAGGTCGTGAGCGTTCAAACTGCTGCGAGGCGTGATGGGTTCCCGCCACCTGACCTTGTGATTGTGGATGAGTGTCACTTGGCGGTGGCGACGACTTATCTCAAGGTGATGGGCAAGATTGGCAACCCACCGCTGCTGGGACTGACCGGCACCCCGTGTCGTTTAGACGGCAAAGGACTGGGCGAGATCTTTGATGAGATCGTGCCAACGTGCAGCACTAACGCATTAATCCAAGAGGGGCTCTTAGCTCCGATCAAATACTTTGCGCCGCATCGCCCGGACCTGACCGGGTTAAGAATGCAAGCTGGTGACTACAGGCAATCGGACATCGATGGTGAGATGGACCGTTCAACGATTACTGGCGATGTGATCAAGCATTACCAGAAGCATTGCAATGGCAAGCGAGCAGTGGCATTTTGCACGTCGATTAGCCATGCCGAGCATGTTGCTGCTGAGTTCCAGGCTCAGGGTTACAAGGCCGTTGCAATTTCAGGCAAGAGCAAGCGATCAGAGAGAGTCGCGGCCTTGACTGGCCTTAGGGACGGCACCTTGCAGGTTGTTTGTAACGCACAGCTGTGGGTGGCTGGTGTTGATGTGCCGCAGATCGAGTGCATAATTCTGCTCCGCCCCACCAAGAGCCTGACTTTCTATCTGCAATCGATTGGTCGCGGCCTGCGAACGTCACCGGACAGTGGCAAGAAGCATTTAACCGTTCTGGATCATGCCGGTTCGATTTTCGAGCATGGTCCCCCGGACATGGAACGGCAATGGAGCCTAGAGGGCCGGAAGAGGCGTGGTGAACAGGCACCTCCCGTAAGGCAGTGTCCTGCTTGTTTCTGCGCTCATGTTCCAGCGCCGGTTTGCCCTGAATGCGGTTATCGGTATCCGGCTCCGAATCGTGGTGGCCCAGCAGAGGTTGATGGCGAATTGGGTGAGATTGATTCAAGACAGGCAGCTGCATTGGAGAGACTGCAAAAGCAAAAAGCGCATATTGCTAAACGTGCGGAGCAGGGTAGAGCTAAAACGCTGGATCAACTGATTGAACTAGGTAAAAGTCGAGGATATAAATACCCAGTACCATGGGCAAAGAAAATAATGGCATCGCGCCATTTCTGATTTGAGCGAAAGCAAAATCCAGCAAGAGATCAGACTGGCGTGTAGTCGCGGCCCGGTAAGGCTGTGGAGAAATAACAGCGGGAGTTTACCGGATCCAAGGACTGGCAGGTATGTGCAATTTGGTGTGGGGAGCCCTGGTGGTAGTGACCTGATTGGCTACCGGAAGGTGACGATTACGCCAGACATGGTGGGCACTGAAATCGCGATATTTGCAGCTGTTGAGGTCAAGACTGCCAGGGGCAAGGCCACCGAACAGCAAAAGGCATTTATTGAACACATCAGAAACGCAGGCGGAATCGCAGGAGCAGCCAGATCAGTTGACGAAGCGAAATCTATACTGTTAAACTGATGAACGATACAATTGCCCTTGCGCTTTTCTCTGGCTTTTGTATTGGCCTTATAGCCTCTAACCTTTTATGACACCCGCATTCATTCAATATTTAAAAGCCCAGTACGCCAAGGCTATGCGAATTGCAAAGCAAAAAGCCAAGGCAAAAGAATCAAAATCAGAGGATTAATGAACAATCTTTATTTTTGCGTGGCCTGTGAATCTCCAGGTCAGGACCGGCAGTATGTCGAGGTATTGGCTCGATCTGAGGAGCAGGCGATACATAAGGCATCTCGGATTCATCGCAACCGCCAGAGCTATCGGTTATTGGTTCCTGAATCAGTCGTCAAATTTCAGGAGCGCAGCTTTTGATCTGCCCAAATTGCGGCGCTTCCGGGAGGGGAACTAAAAAGGTTCTCTCGACCCGGCAATCTCATCGCGGCACTGTTACCCGTCAAATCAAATGTAGATCGTGCAATTATTTGTATTTTACGTCTGAGTTTGTTATTGATCGAAATTTCGCTAAGTGTCGTGGCGGTCATTATCATGCAAGCTCGAAGATGATTGATGCAGTGTTTTCGACACTTGATGCGCATGGATTGGAGCAAAATGATGCGTGATGCTGGCATTGCCGATTCGCCCGGTAGAGCTGAAGCGTGCAAAATGCAGCGATTTGAGGCGACTTTTCGCGAAAAGACTGGATCAGAACACGTCGAAATCATCGAAGCGATGAGCTATCACGGTGCATTGAAAAAGCTCAAAGGCAGGTCCAAGACGCTGTTTTCTCTTTGCCTTATCAATGACTAACGCTGAAGCCAAACGTCTGATCGCCGAATCAGACAAACGATTACTTGAAATTTATCACTGGAGATTGAATCCTCATGAGCATGAAACTTTTGATCATCGATACGGAAACGACTGGCTTGACTCCAGCCGACAGCACCGTGATCGAACTGGGAGCTGTACTGCTTGATGTTGAGCTGCGATCTGTTATTTGTCAGGTTTCGTTTTTGCTGCCTTCGTTGACGAACGAGGCTGAATTTGTGAACCGGATCCAGCCTGCGTTGACTATGAAAGCGCCGGATTTGACCAGTCCGATGGCAGCATCGTTTTGGGCGATGGTGGCGGAAGCCGATTATGCAGTGGCTCATAACGCTGATTTTGATCGTCAGTGGTTTGGAGGGAAAGGCTCACTCCCGTCGATGCCATTGCGGTGGATCTGCTCGATGGAAGACATTCAGTGGCCACTGAACAGCAAGCGGGGCCGCAGCTCTGTGATGTCGCTTTGCGTGGACTATGGCGTTCCCGTCTGGCAGGCTCACCGTGCGCTGACTGACTGCATCTATCTGGCTGAGGTCATGAAGCGTGAGCCTCAGCTAGAGCAGCTGATTGAGAATGCCTTGCTGCCAAGGCATGTCTACGTCAGTAATTTGGGGTACGAGCAGCGCCAGCACTGCAAAGACGCGGGTTTCACCTGGAATAACCTTGTCCCAAAAATGTGGGCGAAGAAGATGACAGAACATGAAGCCGCTGCATTGGGTTTTTCCGTCTCCATTGCCGAGTAGTCGAAACAGTGGTACTATTTGCCTTGCAAACATCGTTGCGTTTTTGAATGACAAGCGAAGCTGTGCCTGTAGCAGTCAAGGTGCGAGCCTTAGCTGCTTCCGCCGAAGATGGCACTTGGTGCGTGATCGGCTATCCCGGCGGCACTGATGAAGATCTAATTGAAGATGCACGGCTACTGGTTGGTGATGGCGAAATGCGCCATTACTGGATTGAAATGGAACTTGAATTACCAAACCAATGAATTATCACGATCATCCCGCCTTATCAGCTAGCAAGCTTAAGAAATACGCTTGCGGTACAGCAGTTGACTACTGGGCTGCTTATGAAGATCCAGACCGTATGCCGATGGTGCCGTCTGACGCAATGCGTCAGGGCTCATTGGTTGACTGTTTGATCACAGAGCCTGAGAAATTTGACCGCAAATACGTCGTTGCCCCAAGAGCGGACCGTCGCACAAAAGCAGGCAAAGAAATCTGGGTAGAGGCTCAAGAACTTGCCCGCTCCAAGTGTGCAGATCTGATCACTGAGGAATGGCACCACACTGCCCAGTTGATCGTTAGCAAGCTCAAGAATGATCCGATTGCTTCTGAGTTCCTGCAAGGCACAGGGCAGGTGCCTCACTTTTGGCACGATGCAGAAAACGATGTTGAGTGCCGCTACCTGCCTGATCTGGAGCAACCAGAAGACGGTTTGCTTGTGGACCTGAAGAAAGCCCGGAGTGCCAACCCACGCGATTTTGCTAGGCAGTCATTTGCATTGGGCTATGACATCCAAGTCGCTCACTACGCTGAAGGTTTTCGAGACCGCCACGGTGCTTACCCAAAACAGATTGTTTTGCTGGCTTACGAGTGGGCCTTCCCTTTTAACTATTCGGTGAACGTCATCAGCGATGAGCTGCTAGAGGTTGGTCGTCAGCGTCGTAACGATGCCATCGCAGGTATTAAAGCTTGCCGTGGCACGAATGAATGGCCGTCATGGGGTATCAACACGATGGAAGCTCCACGCTGGTTCCAAGTTGATGATCCAGCCAATGACACAGATGTTGCTGACCTGCTGGAGGGAGTCTGATGCAATTCGTAGGAGACCTGATGAACGAGCCTTGGCTAAAGGCATTCATGTTCCCAGCTTCTGGCCGCCTGACCTTGACAGTCAAAAGCGTTCGTAAGGCTGAGGTTGCTTTTGATGATCAGGAGCCAAAGATTCAGACGATCATGTCATTCGAGGAGACGACCTGCGAGCTGACCTTGGCCAAAATCAATGCCATTCCATTGATCAAGCTTTTGGGTAACGATGTGGCGTTGTGGCCTGGACGGCGTGTAACTTTCTATGCGACCAATCAGGTCATGCCTCACCCGCTTCGTAAGGACGAACCTTGCATTCGCGTCTATGGGAGCCCTGAGATTGACGAAGAGATCAGCTGTGCCTGGGCACCGCCCAAACGACGCAAAATCGTGCAGAAGCTGCACCCTACGGGTGTATTCAAGCCTGCAATGAAAAAGATCGAAGAGGCTGACCCGTCACAGCTTGATTCGATCCGTCACCGCATCCTTGGACTCAGGGCATCAAATGATCTTTCAGAGGAAGAGTACAATCAGCTTATTGCTAAAATCACAAGCTTGAGTTAAAGTATTTCTCGCAAGCCAAGACCGTTTATGTCTTCTATTAAGGTTGTCAGTGCTGCTGACATTCCAGCACGCACAAGCCGACACAGTAAAACGACTCCATTGCGGGAGAAAATTGCTGCTTTAACACCTGAGACCAGTCTTTTCGTCCTTTATTACTGCGAAGAGCTTGACGAAGGCTACAAAGCAAGCACTATCGCTCAGATTGCTGGTCGCATGACCAAGGAGTCTGATAAGTACCGGTATTCAGTCCAGTCCGATTCAGCCAAAAACGGCTGCTACATCATCTGTAAAGCAAAATCATGACCGATTCATTTTCAGTAAACGGTGCCTTGTTCCCTCAGACCGCTGAGGACATGAAGGCTCGAATGAAGGACAAGTACGATCCCTCTAAAAACTACCCGACAGTAGACGGTGTTATCAACATCCCAGCTGATCAGGCATATGCCTTGGCTGAGTACATCATGCAGGGCAAGCCAATTGGTGAACGCAATGAAATTCCACTCGCTATTAGCGGCTGGAAGAAGCAATCAACAAGCGGCAAGACTTACATCAGTCTGAGCTTCAAGCCTCATTACAAGTATGAGAAAAACGCCGAAGGCGCCGTCAATGACGCTGCCCAGTCTGTGGCTAAGGCCACTGACGGCAACGTTGTAGACGATTTCTTCTGAACCCTTATCGGGGCAGTATTTCTGCCCCTTATTTTAAAAATGGCAATTTACAACAGCAATTCACTTGACAGGTCAATTCTTTCTACAGAGTTGCCGCATCTGAGCTGCAATGAGCTTGGCAAGCTTTACCATGAGCTTATTGACTGTATTAATGAGATCACAGCCTCTTTGGCGGAGGTTTCAAGCTTTGAAGAAAAGCACGGCTATGCGCCCGACACTGAATGGTGTTACAGAGCCAAAAAAAAGCTGCGAATCTCGACGCAATTTGCGGCCAAGATTGAAGCGATGAACAAACCGCTTCCGAAAAGCTATGACGAACTGTACCAAGATCATTTCCTTCGCATTCTTTTAGAAGAACTTGGACCTGCTTCACTAAAAAAAATTCAAGCCGAAGCCTCGGTAATCGCTCGCTCGGAATCCAATGAATGAAAAGCCACTTGAAGTCAGTATTGAGTCAGTCAAAGGTCTTTTGATTGACGGCTATAACAATTACGAAAAAAGCCTTCAACGTCGTCAAGGTGATTCCCGTTACTGGGATGGCTACATTCGCGGCATTCAACATGTACTGGAGATGCATGAGCAATGAAAATTAAATTTGGCATTTACACTCGCTTTCAATTTGTTTTGCTTGCTTTATTCAGCCCTGAACGTCTTGTGCAAGCCGTAACAGCTGGCTTTCTGTCGGCTGTAGATTCAATGGAGGACGAAGAACTGAAAAAATTAGTGCAAGAGCTTAATGATGCAAATTGACCCGCGCTTTCAGGTTGGCGTTCTGAGCCAGACCAGGGATCCAGCCACGCTTTGCTGGCAGGCAATGCATCAGGATTATTCAGAGGGGTGGGTGTTTTACGACGAACCACTCAGCGAGACAGACGCTGGTGATCGCATCGTCAAGCACCTACTTCTAGGAGGTCGCGGCCATTACGGGCCACTGGAGCACGCCAGTATTACTTTTGCTGTGGGCTATTTCCCTCACTCGGTGATTCAGCAGGCTCGTACGCATAGGGTCGGCACTAGCTGGGATGTGCAGTCAATGCGCTACACAGGTCAGAGAATTGCTGCTGTAGCTAACGGCATCGTCGATGTTGAAGAGGCTTTTTACTTGCGACCTGTTGGTGATTACACTAACCGCCAAGGCAAGAAGTACACCTATGACGAGCGTCTAAGGGCAAAGGATCTTCAGCACTGCGAAGACTCGGCTCGGCGCTATAAAGAAGCCTTGGATGCTGGCATCTCCGAAGAACACGCCAGGGGAGTGCTGCCGTTCGACTACCGGCAGCATTTTGTCGTGACCTTCAATCTACGCAGCCTGATGCACTTCCTTGACCTGCGGGGCAAGGCTGACGCACAGATAGAGATTCATCAGATGTGCCAGCTTATGATGCCACATTTTGAAGAGTGGATCCCATCAGTTCACGACTGGTATATGAAAAATCGCTGGGGCAAGGCCCGTTTAGCACCATGAAAAAAGAATCACGCCGCACCCCGTTCAAGTTCGCCGTTGGTGATCGAGTTGCTGAAAAGCCTCGCATTCATCTTGGCATTGCTGTTAAGCCAGAAAACCAACGCCGCTATTCATCGCGTACTGGCACCGTTACAGGTCTTGCGACCAAAACCAGAAAAGACGGGCACCTGCGAAAGTATCTTGCTATCCAGTGGGATGGATCCACCGCTTCTTCTGAGCACGACCAAATGAGAGTATGCGCCGCCACGGACCTGAAGCCCTTGGAGGAAGACCTGATTTTGAATCACGACTGAATTAGGAGGGGATGCCACCGGCTCTCGCGCCTGCATGGCTTGGTTCATGCGCTCCCCATGCGCATCAGGACAAGATGACTCCTCGGAATCAAGTTGAACGAAAACTCTAGCACTCACTATGAACACTTCAGAAATAGGCATAAAATTAATTGCACACGGAGTGGATTCATACTTCAAGCCTTGGTATTTTGATGGGAAAGTTGTTTATTGGGGCAATCCAGAGCAAACTGAGTCAGACGCACGGGCGTCAGCGCAGGAGTTAAAAGCTTTCTTTCTTGATCGCCTCAAATGACAAGTCATCGCTCTCATTCTGGAAAACTAAACGTTTCCGACAAAAGCGGAGCATGGCTTGCAACCATTACCACTGAATCCGACACTTTCGAGATAGCTTTAAATGCAACTAATATTGAAAGCGCAATATTGCAGGGCGAGCAACTTTATGCTGATTTGCGCGCAGTTGCTAATCCGAAGCCGTATTGCTGGCAGTGCCTGCATTGGAAACTTGTAAAATCAGAATGCAGTCTTGGTTTTGCCGAGGGGAAATCAAGTGGCGGAAGATTTGCCAGTCAATGCTCGGCCTTCTGGTTCGACGACTGAAATACCCTGCTGGGCAATAGATTTTGGCAATGGTTTTTATATTGAGGTTTTAAATGACAGCACTCAAGGCATCTACTACAGATCTTGCAGCCCAGGTGGAGCTATTTGCAGGTATTCATATGACTTTTGGCGTGCAAAGACTTATTTGTATCACATGATGCCGCCTATGGCTGATCCAAAGTTCCATGCTCCATCCAGTAATTGATCAGATCTTCACGCTCTTGGCTCCAGAAAGGCTGTGCCCTAAACCACTCCCAGACTGGTTTGTCACTTTTTGATCCGTTGCAAAACCTACAGCAACACAAAAGATTGTTTACAACGCTCATACTGCCACCTTTCGATCTAGCAAGGATGTGATCCAAGGTGTCTCCGGGTTGGCCGCAGTAAGCACATCTATTGTCCCATTCATCAAGTATTTGACGCCTGAACCTGTGCTTGCTTGTTTTCTTTGGTACAAGCTCTGATCCTATTATTTCATGGCCAATAAATCCGCCGCTTAGAGGCACTACTTCCATTTCAAAACTTACTATTTCCTCTGTTAGCTCCTCTAATCGTGATGCAAATATCTCACTAAACTCTTCAGGTTCCTGATCTTCCTTTGCTGAGGTCAGAAACATAATTGTCGCAGTTGTTAGGTAGCGTTTTTCGACTTGATAAGAAGCACCATTTTCGGATGCTCTCATGGGGCACCTTCGAGGATCACAAAACCATCCGTTTTTTCCGTGCGTCATCTCCGAGGTAGGCAAATACTCTCGACATAGACTGCTTCTCCGACACTGCCTAAACTCAGCTGCCACTACTGCCGTTGTTAGGCTTACTAATGCTAGCCAAGGGGTTTGCTTTAACCTTTACTGCCCTGAACCGCTGCGTCACCGTTATAGCGACCTGTTTTAGAGTAACTTTTCAAAGGAACCTCGCTCATCCTCATAAAGACGATCTGCCCTATTTTCAGGCCAGGGTATAGCGGAAGGTCGTAATGACGCCTTACATTTACTAATTCGAGGGTTAATTTACTGTTGCAGAAACCTGGATCGATCCACCCGGCAAGCAGGTTTTCGTATCCTTCCCTGGCTCTGCTTGATTTCAACGCAAACTGAGCGCAAATGTGATCAGGTATTTTCTTAAATGTTTCATACGTTTCGGCCAAGACGAACTCTCCTGGGGTCAACCGATAAGGGTTTTTTTCTGTTCTATTAGAAATGTCAACATGTAGCAGGTCTTTTTGCCCGGCGACTTCGATCATCAGCCCACTACCTAGCCTTACGTCGAGTGATGCAGGATTAATCAGTTCTTCAGACCAATCCTCCATGGCTCCGCCATAGCAAAGCGATTTAATTTCCCAGTCACAAAGCACAGTCATTTTAGTAGTCCCAGCGTATTCTTGGACTCCCCTCTCGGATACCAAGATGTACGAATCCTTTATTAGCACCATATCCTAAACTATATGGCCAATTTTGGTCGCACCATTCTTGCACTGCATAGATGTCAGCGCCTTGCACATAAAAATCCACAGCGCCAACGCCTGGTGCGGGGTACAGGTGCTCTGAGCCGCTCGCCCCTCCAACTGATCGATTAATCGCTGGTGGTCTGTAGCCAGACGTAATGATTACCGGCTTTCCGCCAAATCTGCCGCGAACACGCTCTAAAAATGCCGCGAGGGTGGCTGCAGTGTCTAACTGGGACTGCTCATTAAAGCGCCGCTCTTCCTGGCTTAGAGCGAACTCACCCAGAGTGATGTGCGGTGTCAGCCTGCTAGAAAAGGCGGATTCAGGACGCAACTTGGCAGTTTCAGTCGGCGGTGACTGATCGCCACCTTTCCAGAGGTTTCCCTCGGCTTGCCTTCGACGCTTTAGACCGGCTTCAAAGCTGCTCCCAGGGTTTCGATAGAGAAGCATCGCGTCAGGAACAGCTTTCCAGTCTTTCGCACGAAGCTTTTCGCTAATTGTCTCAAAACCTTCCGAGCCATAGAATCCAGAACCAAGGTTGTAGGCGAAGCTGATCAATGCTGCCTGCTGATTCTCCGCCATATCCGCCCAATAAGGAACAGTCTGCGAAAGCTTTTCGTCAATTTTATCTACTGTGTCCTTTAGCAAAGAATCGCCTTCTTTTCTCCTGATCCAGTCTCCTTCTCTTACGAGGCGACCATCTGGATGCGACAGATTGCCCCATCCGATTGTCCAGTATCCAGCAGGGCATTTGTACGCCTCTGAGTGCCAGCCTTCAAACTTTTTAATAAGTTCTAATGCTTGTTTGTGATCAGACTGCTTCCCTGATTGGCTCCAAGTCGCAAACCATTCCCTGTCGCGCCGCATGGCAATCTCGTAGCCGTTGGCGGCCAAATCTTCTTCTAGTAACGAAATGCTTGCTGCTTGGTGCGGCAATCCTTTGTAATAGCGGAACAACTGTTCCAGAGTGATTGCTTTACTGTTCGTCATTCCAGGGGGACTTGATGTGTAGGTCGTCAATCTTGGGTGGTGGCATCACTGGCGGCTGTGATTTGTGCCAGCGTTCAACCTCAGCATCTAAGCGAGGTTTTAGGGTTGCTTCAAATTTTCGACGTTGAATTTCGCGATTCAATCGCTCAAGCGGTGATCGCGTTGAGAATCTAAAAAGCCATCTCCCATCAGCAGGGATCAGCCCTTTTTTCCTTTTAAAGCTCTCAGTGCATGAAAAATAAGCTGTAGCAGGCTGTTGTCACGCAACGGGGATAGCGCAATAACCTCAGAAGCGGCGGCAATCACGATCCATGTAATCGGTGATGCCAAGATTTCTTCGATGGACATTGGTCATTCAATCAATCTGGACTGATTCTAGCTCTAGAGTTTTCCAGCACAATTATTCGGTTTCCGTGATCGTTGAGACGTTCGTATATTTCGCGGCGGTCAGCAGTGGCCTGTACTTTTTCCGCCTTCATGTCCTGATGTAAATCTTCAAGTTTCGTTGCAATAGATTCGACGCCAGCAGTGA